CATATTCCACCACACTGCGCAAGCGTCCCGGCTTGAATTGTTTATCGGCAACGGGTTTCCGGAACAGAAATATAGCATCCTCGGCATATATGCGTATTTGCCCGCCGTTTTGGTAGATTTCGGTGATATATCCGTCAAACAGGTTCATCAGTTTTCCGTTATATCCGCCTTGAATGCGAATATGGTCTCCGTAGGCCAACTTACCGGCAATATCCACCGGACGATTTAGGATATGTTCCGGCATCACCACCGTGGCAGTGTCGGCCAAATGCACCGCTGAACGCTTTACGGTTATGCGTTCCACCAGGCGCAATCGCCAACGCTTTTGTCCTTCAATCCTTATGTCCCAGTCTATTCTTAGCATTTTTATATTCTATAAAAGCCGTATGCACATCCTTACGCGGTTTGCCCGCCTGCTCTAATCTATCCAACTCATAAGCATAGCGCAAGGCAAACTCTTTCATTTGTTTTTCTGTATATAGGTTCCAGCGTTTTATCAAATAATGTTTAATTTCATCTTTAAATAACCACATCGCCAGGGCCATTAGCACAACAGCACCTATAATTGTGGTATTGGGCGCTTGCATCAACAGTTCAAATACTTTATCCATTATTCTTGATTTCAAGTAATATTTCCGGTGTAAAATCCGAATAGGCCTTGATTACATAGGCCTGAACGTTTTCCCCTTTGGTAAAAGGAAATTGAAAACTTTCAATCACCAGGCGGTTGATACCCAGCAATTGCAATGGCTCACAATATACACGCAAGCTCTCGGGAGTGAGCAAAATATCACGCAAGGATTCCAAATCCATTCGCGGATAGGTTTGTTGCGGTGAACCCGTGATGCGCGGGCCATACAACAGACCTTTAATGCTTATCGTCCAGTCATCCGTTGCCCAATATTCTTTAATCGTTCCCATACCTTCACCTTTTTTGGCCGTTTGCCGGCGGGCTATTTTATGTTTTCCTGATACAGACACCAAAGGTTCCACCGGAAAATCAAACCGCTTACCTGATTCCGTTTCCAATGACAACGGGAAAAAACCTTCCTGCACCTGACCTTGCTCCCATTGTGCTGCACGGAAACCTTCCACCGGTTCCGGTTGCGATAAGTTTCCACGTCCGGGAAAAGGAAGTCCCGGCGCAGGTATGCCCACCGCAAGTGGCGAACCAATCAATGCCAATATGTCTTTTTCTCCTGCCATCAGCTTGCATTGGATGCCGAAGCAAGCACACGAACAAGCGCCTCACGCACTTGCTCTTCCATTTCCTCTATGCCTGCTTCTGCATCTTTGTGTTGAATGATGAGTTTTTCAATCAAACTGCCTATGTTGATACTTATTCGTTTTACAGAACGTCCGCCGGCACTGATATTTTGTCCGGTTTGTGTTCCTGTGCCTCCTTCCGTATTCAGTCCCATGGCTGCTCCGGAACTTGTCATACCGGGAATAGCCGGATTTCCAATCCCTTCCTCGTCCTGCTTCATACGGATGCTTCCGAAGGCCTTTTTAAACGCTTTGCCCGAATGAACCAAGGCCTGACCGGTTTTACGCCATGCTTCCGCCACGGCTTGCTGGCGAGCTGCTATATCGGCATTGATTTCGGCTATGGCTTTACGGTTGGCATCGGCACTGCCCAAATGGGTAGCTAAACGAAACTTGTAATAGGCAAGTTTAATCTTATCAAGTATGATCACTATCCCATTAAACATAGTCAAAAAATGCGCTTTAACGCCATATACAAATGCTTTTAATATGGCGCCAGCACCTTCCATCACATATTTCCATGCCTTGCCCCAACCGGTGGTTTTTTCCGTTAAATAAACAATAGCCGTAGTTAAAATACCCAATAAAAAACCAATGGGATTAGCCTTGACGGCGGCACCAAGCGCCCGCCACGAAAAGGCCTGAATACGAAGCCCAAGAGTGGTGATTTTACTCCACAACCATACGGCGGCCATCCGTGCTTTGGCATACATTAAGGCAGCACCCACACCAAAAATAACCGGCTTAACATATTGGGCATATTTAGCCACAAAACCAAACCCTTTGGCTACCAATCCCAATCCCCACGAAGCCAATTTTAACATGGGCATAACAATAGGTTTCAGCATATCATATAGCGATATACCCAACGAAATCAATTTACCCTTGATAAGATTTATTTGCCCCTGCAAAGTTTGCGACATCTTTTCCATCATACCGCTAAACCTGCCTTCTTTGGATGCCGACAGAAAAGCTTCTTCAACCATTTGGGCACTGATAGCACCTTTGGCCATTTTTTCTTTTAACTCATCTATTTCTATGCCGGTTTTTCTATATATTTCTGCCAAAGGGTTAAAACCGGCGTTTATCATTTGAAGCCAATCTTGCCCCATCAATTTACCCGTTGAGTACATCTGCGAAAATGCCAGCGTGAGCGACTGATATTTTTGGGCATCACCCCTTGCAATATCGCCAATGGCTTTCATGACCGGAATCACCTTTTCCTTGGCTACGCCAAAACCCAGCATAGTTTGGGCGGCTTTGCTCAAAACGGTCTCACTATAACCGGATTTGATCGCATAACGGCGAATATCACCCACCAATTGCTCTGCCGCTTTGCGGCTATTGAGCAACACTTCAAATGATGTTTTATTCAATTCGTTTTGAATGCCTACACGCATGGCACTACCTATACCGGCACCAATAATGGTAAGTGGATTGGTCAAAAAGGCGGGCATTTGCGATTGTAGCTCACCCATCCATTTACTCAAACGTCCGCCGTTGATGGTTTCAAGCCGATTGATTTCTTTGGTCAATTTCTTAATCTCACGGTTATAAGCCCGGATAACCTGCAAATTGTCGGCAGGTATCCATTCCCTTTCGGCTTTAAGCAGGGCCAATTTATCACGTAACGTGCCAAGCGTTTTACCCATGGCCTTGGTGGCCGTATCCAACTGACGGGTTTTTTGTTGCAGGGCGGCAAACTTATCCAGGGCATAATTGGAATTTACACCGATTTTTTGTAACTTTGAACTGATCTTGTCTTGCAGACTTAATGTATATTCCAATACATTGCCCATGAGTGCATTTATTTTAGGTTTTTTGGTAACAGCCCTGTTGGTTTGGATATTTGATAATATCCGGTCATATTGGGGTGTTCTTTTGTTTTATCCGTTATTCTTCCCGCGTCTTATGCGTGAACCCGGTAATTCTTGGCTTGTTAAGCTCAATTTTATCCTACTCTTATTGCTTTGGGTGGTTTTTGTTTTAGACATTATTTTCTGAAATAGCTTTGGCTTCTTGTTTCCTGATCCATTCCAATTCCTTCACGCGCATTGCCCATTCCATATCCGATAAAGAATCCGGGTCGGAAATGTGCATATAATAACGCAATTGAGCGTTTAATATGCGTAACCAATCCCGATCCGGATCCCCAACCTCTGCCGCCCTTAAAGCTTTTCCAGCGTGGCCGTTTTAATTTCAATGAGCTTGTCCAACTGCGAACTGGCTGCCAAGAAATAGGCATCATCGTTCATAATTTCCTCATCACCTCCAAGCCAGCAGTTTTTCAGAATCATTTCATTAAACGCTATCGGATCGCTTTGTCCGGCTGTGGTGGCATAGGAAATATCCCTACGTGTAGGCGGGCGCAAATAGGCCTCTTTGTCCTCTACACGAATCCGAAATACACTCCCGTATTTCTTTTTCCAAGCCGCTATTTGTTCTTTGCTTACTTTCATATTAAACCTGATTTTGAATGTCCAATGCAATAAATGGCAAGGTAACAGTCATGTGTTTGTCGCCTTGCTTCATTTCTTTGGCTTCTTCGGTGAATTGCATACCGATGATACGGTCGGTAATCACCGGATGTCCCATGGCCGGATTGCCATAAGCAACCACAGCATCCAGTTGCAAGGATAATACGGTTCCGCCTCCGGCTTGCACCAGGGCTTCGTAATCACTCTGTAATAGCTCTATTTCGCCCTCAAACGAAATATTTCCGCTTTGGATACTGTGCGGCTTGTTTCCTTTGGCATAAACCGGCTCACGCTCAATTTTACGCGTATATTTGATACCACGGGCTTTGTTTAGCATTCGCCCCATCAAATAGATGGTGATGTCGGCCCATTCGTATTGTCGTGTGTTTACCATCATGGCTTATGAATTTTTAGGTTGTTTCCACTTGAAAGCCCAACTGAACTTCGATATACCGCGCATAACCTTTCGGACGCACGGCCAAGCTTATCACCAATTGTCCCGTTGCGGCAACATTGCGGGTCAGGTCGAACCGGGCACGCACACCCAAGTCCTTATCATCGCTCATATCACGCGATAGTTCGCCTTGGAGCGTCATCAACCGGTAAACGGCCTGTTCCACCCGGCCTTCCACATACTTGGCATAATGTGGTGAAATGCTTCCGTCGGGCATCAAATCAAAGTCATTCAACACCTCGTCGGTCAAAACATTGTGGGCAATTCGATAGGCCTTGTCAATGGTGCGCCGGCGTGCCAGGGATGAATAATCATCCGATGCTGGCGCCGCCATAGGATCATCGGTGATATAATACCCCGAACGTCCCGGATGGGTGCGGAATGTGATAAATCCTTTGTCGTGCAAGTCTGCAATACCCGGAAATTGTTCCACCGGTGTATCAACCATATACAAGGCCTCGGCATTCAACGAACCGGCTTTGACTTTGCCCGGATTTTCGTGCACTTTCAGTTTAGCCAATCGGCCCATAACCAATTCCACCGCCGAACCATAATCGGCAGGTGTGTCCGAACGTTTGGCTGCCGAACCTATTACAATGGCTGCACGGTCAAAATCATGCGAATTGGGGGCAATCAAACTTGAAACCGAGCCATTAAAGGCAATGGCTTCCTGAACCACAAACACCGGACTGTGTTTGGCCTCGGTGAACCATTCGGCCCATGCATGCGCCTTTTGCATACCCGTCCACTGTTGATCCCACAAACCGTTTTGAATTGTGTATTGGTCGGACGAATGGAAATACTTGGTCCAAACAATGCTTATTTCGCCTTGCGAAGCATTGACCAACTCTGATGCCAAGCAGTTATCATTGGCCTCAAACCAAGCCGGCGGGCCGTCATCACTTTCATCGGCAATTACCAACCAAAGCTTGGTGCCTTGCCCCGCTTCTTCATAAAAACGTTTCAAGGCACTGTGCAACTTGAAATTGTTCGTGTCGGGCAAAATACCCAGTGCTTCGGCATCGGCCAACGAACGAATCAATACGGGCTCATTAACGTCCAAATGAGCTGTTTGAACGCCCGAGCTGATCAAACCGAACACGTTATCGGTGGTGGGCACTACACCTCCCAAATTTCCGTTCGTAAATATGATCTTAACGCCTGGTAACATGGCTTACTTTTTTGTGTTTTTCTTGGTTTCTTTACCTCCTTTGGCATCGGTTCCGGTGTCTTTTACCGGTTTATCGTCCTTTTTGCCATCCTTGGCGTCGGTTCCGGTGCTTTTGTCCGGTTCGTTATCTTTTTTGCTGCCTTTGGCATCGGTTCCGGTGTCTTTTACCGGTTTTACAACTTTTTTTACGCTTTTATCTTCAAGCGTTTTGGCGTGATTGCGGGCATCGTTTTCCCGGAAAAACTTCATCCCGTCGGATGTTTCATAATAGTGGTCAAGGTTTGGATACTTTTTAAAAACGTCCATAATATTGGATTTAAAGGGTTATAAATCGTTTGATCAATGCCGATGCAAGCATTAGTATGACAAAGAATAATGCCAGCCCGCCAAAGCCATAAAGCAAATACTCGGGCCTAAATGCCACTCCTTCTTTGTGCTTTTCTTTTTGACGCTCATCGACGGTTTCCTCCCGCTTGTAACGGGTGAT